CCAAGAGCATACTTACCAGATTCAACTGCGAGAGTTGCAGACGGAGTGAACGAACCAGTTTCTACCCAACCGTTAGCGTTGTTGACGTTGTGACCCTTAACAGCGAGGCGAACTTCAGGAATATTACCATTCTTGTCAGCGATGACATAGAAGTCCTGATCAGTTTCCATACCGTCGAGACCAACAATCTTAACACCTTCGAGCTTGAACGGAGTATTTGGAGCACCAGTGAAACCAGTAACATTGTAACCAACAACAGTTGCAGATTCAGCACCGATACCAGAAACGTTCTTGACAGCGAATGCTGCAGTTTCGTCACCAGCAATGTTAACGATTGGCATGAGGTTATCTTCAATAACAGAAGCACCTGCATACTGACCTAAATAAGCGTCCTTATAAATCTTAGACTGGATTTCAGACGGAATGAAGTTTGCGAGACCGCCGTTAGCAATGGTACCTGCAACAGTTGGCTTGACGAAAGTAACCTTTGTGCCAGCCATAGAGACTTCATCGAGAGCCTTAGACATATCGGTGAGTGTCTTAAAGTTTGCGGAACCAGCAACAATCTGGAATGCCTTAGGAAGAGTGTCTTCAATAACTTCCTTTTCAACAGAACGAGCAAGTTTGAGGCCCCTTGGACGAGCAATTTCGTTTGTGAAAGATTCGATATCACCGAGCTTGTTCCATGCATCAAGTTCAACAGAAGTATTCTTGTTCTTTAATGTAACAGGAACTTCGTATTCAGTAACGGTGTCTGGCTTAGCTTCGAGACCATCATGGACTTCACCACAATCGGTCAAATAAATTGCGTACGTGTTACCATACTTTTTGCCCTCGAGTTCACCCTGGGTCATGTATGATTTTGCTTTCTTGGTGTACGGCATGTTGTCATAGACTTCACCAGCGATTAACTTAACTTTCTTGTTGTTGGAAAATTCATTTCCGAGAATTTTATCTGCCATAATTTTGTTTCCTTGTAAATTAATGTGTTCTTAAATAGTTCAATATTGAATCGTCAGAATCAAATATAGAACCTGGTTTTGCTTCTGCTTGTACTCCGGGTTTTCCGATTACAGGCATAGCAGGTTTGGTTATTTCTGAACGTAAACGATTTTCTAAATCTCTAATCATAAATTGTCGATCCATTTCGGTTACGCCATCGTTAAACATCTTTTCGACTTCCTGCGGATTTGTAGCAAATTCGTAAAGAATCTTTGGACCTAAGTCAGAACGCATTATATATTGAGCAACATCTTTGTCAGAATCAATCAACTCACCTAAACCGTTTTGAAGTGCTGTTCCAATAGCTTGTCGATATTGTTGTTCAGCTTCTGGCGTTTTAAAGAGCTTCTTGACATTATCTTCTTGACGTGTCTTATAAGCCTGGACTTCTTGGTCCTGTTTTGTCTGTTCCGAATATTTCTGCTGTGCTTCCTGCAACTTCTGATTCCACATGTTATCAAATCTTTGCTGGACCAAAGCGTCAATATACGAATCATCATCCTGGAACTGTCCTCTGTTTAACGGAGCATACTTGTCTGGATTTTCCAAGCGATCCAATCTTTCGAGCAAAGCGTTATACTGTTGCTGAAGTTGGCTATATTGGTCTTCATACTTAGCACGTTGCTTACCGAGCTGTTTTCTGAAGGAATATGCTGCTTGTTCTTCCTTACTGTATGTTCTCTTCGGATTACCCTTTTCATCCACATTGCTTTCTTCGGAAACAGTTTGCTGGGCCGTTTCTTCAGCGGGAATCTCTGTTTGGGTCGAACTAGTGTCTTCAGCCTCAACTACCGGTTCTTCCTTGACTTCGATTTCGTCATTCATATAATTTTATCCTTATGCACGGAAAACGCCGTGTTCGTCATGTTATATTTATAAATCTAATTTAACCCATAAATGAAGCTTGTCTACCGCGACGTTCTGCAATTATACCTCTTGGAACATCAGCCATAGCAAAAGTCAATGCAAAGGCGTCTGCAGAGTCAGGTGACCTTTTCAAAATAAGGCGTATATCTTCCTTTTTGATTAACTGAACCTTGTCATGTGGTGACAATTCATATCTAGTTGCTCTTAATTCCTTTTTCATTTGGTCGTCAATACCAGAAATGCCATGTTCTGAAATATATCGTTTAGCATCTACATACATTTCTGCACGTTTATTTAAATATGCCGGATCTTGTGGAGAACCACCAAAAGGTATCAAATAAGTCAAACTTTTATATTCAGAATCCATTAACAGCTCGTAAAGTCCTTGACCGTAAGCCATGTCTATAGCTATATGTGAAAAATTGCTAGCACCATGTTCTCTTATAACCAGTTTTATTTCTGCAAACAAATCTTTTGCAGAAGCTAATGTCTTACGTATAATTTTGATTACAGAGTTACCTTTTCTAACTACAATGCAATTACAGTCCTTTCCATAGCCAGAACAGTCAACTCCTATAGAAATACAGGTTCCACTAACTGGTGCTGGTTCTAACATTTCATCAGTAAAAAGAACTCCAGAATTGTTATCTTCACATTCTATACCTTCAAATTCTCGTAACCATTGCTCTTCTGACAAGCATGTCTTCTTCATGAGCTCGATTTCTTTCGGTTTGATACGGTAGTTATCTGAAGTCTTAGCAGTAATCACCTTCACGTTTCTATCTCTGACAAAACTAGTAACCCAGTTGGCTGGTCTTGGAGTAGAACACATCACAATTCTAGGATCTTCGTCAAGGTCTCTCTGACAATATGCTAAGACTTCGAAAAGATTAGGAGGGGCAAGACACACCTCATCAAGAATAGATAACTGAATTTTAGAGAAACCTCTTATGGAATCCATATTCGAATATGAACTGAAATAAATTACACCAGTTTCCCCATAGGTAATCTTCATTGAAACTTTGTGTACTTCAAATTCACCTGGTTTCAATATCTCATAGAGACGCTGAACAATTTCGCTCATAATTACTTCTGTAAGAGCTCTATAGTCCTGGGCTAATATAAGTACTCTTTGACCCTTCAAAAGGGCTATAACTGCTATTAGGGATGCAATAAATGACTTCCCAGAACCACGACCAGCTCTAAGGTATACCATATCGTCCTTGCATTCTATCAATTCCCTTTGGTGTCTGAATAATTTGTACTTAACGTTCATAGTCTTCTGGCTTTGCATCCTCAAACGTTATGTTTATCTGCTTGTCGGTTTTGACGTCTGCCTGTACTGCCTGTTCTACCTTTTCAGAATATTCATTCTTGAAACGTCTCTTGAGAATTTCGTTATATTGTATTTTACCTTCTACATAATACTTGAAGGTTATATCATTCATGATTCTGTATTTCATTTCAAGATACCATTCTCTCATGGCATCTAATAATTCTAAAGTTTCTGGTGCAAATTGACAACCACCACTATAGGAGTTATGAGTAAACAAAGGTTTGCATTTACTGTCAGATTTTCTCAGTTCCTTTGGTAGATAACCTTGAATACGTGACATAAATGTTGCGATTTGATTTGGCGAAATCTGGTCTTTCTGATACGTGTTCTCTATATTGCAGTTAAGAATAGCTAGAGAAATACCAGTAGGTGAATAGCCATTTTCTTCGTATTTAATTTCACCAAAACCATCAGATTCTAATATAGGTTTTGTAAAGTTTTCTAAGAGGAACTTAAATTGTTTCTCTCTTTTTCTTTTTAATACAATTTCGCCGCCTCCTAATCCCATTAGAATCCTCCCTTATAATCTAATTTACTTAGTTGAACGCAAATTTCTCTTAACAAATCTTTAATCTCTTTAAGATCCTCTTTATAATTTAAAACCTGCGGAGTTTCCTCTTTAGGCTCCGCAGGTGTCTTTTCCTTAGAAATTCTTTTCATATATTTGTCCCTGTGTGCTTATGCTGCACATTAGCCTACAAATATATTTATAGATTATATGTAGTTGCCAGCAATCCAGCCAGAACCCAGTTGCGCATAAGCTAAACCGTGAGATTGTGTGTAATATCTTCCGAAAGTTACCCACATACCAGATTCCATTGTGATAGAATTTACTGGTCCTATAATTGTCGCAGTCGTATCTACTCCAGTATTTACATTGTCACCCATGGTTACGAAAGTAATTACTTCGTTTGAATAAGAAGTTATGTATATCGTAGCTCCAGCAGAAGCGGTAGTGATAGGTACATACTTGTAATCTGGGTTAGCTGTAGTAATTCTTCTACCAGTGCCAGGACAATATAAGAAACCAGCCTCTGTAGTCATAGGAATTAACTGGCTAGAAATAGAACCACCAGAATAATTGAAAGCGATACTTTCGGAATCAGAACCACCAGCCTGTTTAAAGTCGATAGAAGAAATTGCTTTGTTGGCGAATGTTCCACCTGTGAATATTGAAGCTACACCACCTATCCCTTCGCCATTGATGATTACCTGGTCGGTGCCTGAAGTAACAGTAACGGTACCTGAACCTACTACAGGTACACGCGGATAACCAACCTCATACGAAGAAATTCCAGTAATATTTGTGCCTGTTAGTTTAAGTGCAGAACTTTCAACAAATTCACCAGAAACGCTTATACCTGTAGATTGATTGTAAGCATAAGCTGAAGCTGCAGTTATTTCATTTGTCCAATCTTTACCTGAAACTAAATGGTTAGTAATATCTATATTATCACCTGCTGAATACTCCTGACCAGTAACTGTAGTTGCTGTAGCTTGGTTATAAGCATAAGCAGAAGCCGCTGTTATTTCATTTGTCCAGGATTTTCCAGAAATTACATGATTTGTAATATCGATGTTTGTTCCTGCAGTATATTCTGTTGCTGGGCTAGAAGTACCAGAATATCCGATAATTACAGTATTGTCACGTTTGGTGATATAAACACCGGATTCACTAGATAAAGGAATACCAGAATAACCTACTGCATAACCAGATATTCCGGTAATACTGTTACCACTCATTTTCAAAGCTGAATTTTCTACATATTCTCCAGTCAATCCTGTAGGTATTTGTGCAGTAGCTTGATTATAAGCATAAGACGATGCAGCTGTTATATCGTTTGTCCAAGATTTACCTGAAATTAAATGATTGGTAATATCTATATTTGTGCCCGCTGAATATTCAACAGTAGAAGGTATTTGAGCTGTAGCTTGTTCGTAAGCATAAGATGATGCAGCTGTTATATCATTTGACCAATTACGACCTGAAATTGTATAATTTGTAATATCTATATTATCACCAGCTGAATATTCTATTGAAGAAGTAGAATCTCCAGCAAATGCACTACCATTAAATGCTGTAATTTGTCCGTTTTCATTATATTCTAATCCTATTATGTTGTTAGAACTCAATGCAGTATATGCTATATTAGAATATTCTGAATGCAAAGCGGAATTAGCAGACTGAGCATAAATAGCAGTTTGTGCGGAATCAGCCATTTGAGAATTGTATGCAAACTCAGTGGTAAAAGCATTTTCTGCAGACAAAGCATAAAGACCGTCACCAGAAATACCAGAAATCAATAATCCGTTATAATCTAATGCCGAATTTTGTACATAAGGTAAATCCGAAACATCCTGGTGAGCTGTGATAAACTCTTGTTCATTTACCCAAGCTGTAGTCTTGTTATAAGCAGAATCGACTATAGCAGCAGAATCACAAGGACATTCTGTAGCAAAAGCGGAACCTGAATATCCAGTTATTTTATCTCCAGAGTATTCTAAACCTGAGGTCCACATATCTCCATTAGAAGCAGTATAAACTACTCCACCTTGTAACAAACGATTATGATTTGAAATAAATTGCATACAATATCTCCTTTATATTTATTTCCAGTCAGAAGGTATCTGGGCTAACTCAGCAGCACCTTGTGTTGTATTGATACCACAATTATAGAATGTTCCTACGTGATATGTTGGTGGAGTTGTTTGAGTAGATGCTTGTTGATATAATGCTAATGAGCCAGTTTTAACATTTACAGCACTTCTAAACATATTAGTCGTATTATAAGCATTAGTTGTATCATATAATGGAATAGCCGATAATGAAGAACATTGTTGAAACATACTGCTCATATTTGTTACATTATATGTATCAAACAAAGGTGCCGAAGACAGAGAATAACATTTATAAAACATATTTCTCATATCTGTTACATTATGCGTAT